AAGTAGTTTCGGAAGCGTGATGGGTGTTCGTGCGTATGGTTTTTCTTTTTTTTTTGCAGCAGAAGACGGCAGACGTGGTACATCTGTGACTGGAGTGCAGACGTGTGCTCGTCCGATCTATATATTAGTAAGGGAGATCATGTAGATTATCAAGATGACTGCTTGTGTATAGGTCTGAAAGAATTGTTTGGAGCTGATGTTGTTGATGTAAATAAACGTTCTCATATTTATACAAGTTACCCGCAGGAAAAAGCTAGAGAGTTATACGGCATGGGTATGACAGTTACTAGAGTATTACCGGATCTTGAAGTTGATAGAACAGATATTGGTTCAAAAATTAAAAACAAATATTTTGATCTTATTGTTTATGGATCTATATGGAGATGTAGTGCTGATATACAAAAAGTACTTGAGCATTATCCAAAAGAAAAAGTTGTTGTTGTAGATGGTGAAGATGAAACAAATATTCATCCACTATTTAACGCTGGTATACCATACTTTAAACGAGAGTTAATTTATAATCATGATAGGTTAATACCTATATCTTTTGCTATACCAACAAATAAGCTTAACTTTGGTAATAATAAAGTAAGAGATATAGCTATTTGTAAACCTGGTGATAAATCGACATACATATATAAAACGGAAGAAGATTATTACGGTGGTTATAATGAATCGTTTTTCGGTATAACTACAAAAAAAGCAGGGTGGGATTGTTTAAGGCATTACGAAATTATGGGAAATAGTTGCATACCTTTGTTTACAGATATAAGTATGTGTCCGGAATTAACAATGGTAGACTTTCCAAAGCAACTATGTATTGATGCACTAGCCCTACTAAAGACAAAAACATATAAAGAGGTTCACGAGGAATTAATTCAACAATTTGAGACACATGTTATTAACAATAATACTACACTAAAAATTGCTGAAAAATTTATAAATTTACTTAAAAAATAATTATGGAACGTTACGATATAATTAATAAATTGATACGTAAGTATGGTTATAAAACATACTTAGAAATTGGAACCCAGCATGGTAATGCATTTACAAAGATTGATATACCACATAAAGTGTGTGTTGACCCTATCAAATGTTTTGAGCATCTTACGTATGAAATGACATCAGATGATTTTTTTAATCAAAATAAAGAAACATTTGATATTATTTTTGTTGATGGGTTACACACCGAAGAGCAGTGTACAATTGACATCAATAACTCATTAAAGATACTAAACAAAGGTGGTACTATTGTTGTTCATGACTGCTTGCCCCACTGTGAAGAGTTTATTCAAGTCTGCTGGAACGGTACAGTCTTTAGATCAATAATTGATTTGAGATATAATAACCCTAACCTTTCTATATTTGTAGTAGATACAGACCATGGTTGCGGTGTTATACAAGTTGGATCTCAAAAACTATATAATAAGGTATCAATTGAAGAGGCAAAAACATATAGATATTTTTCAGAAAATAAATTAGACTTAATGAATGTTATTACTATAGATGGGTTTTTAAGTTTAATTGAAAGTAAAAAATAACATTCTTGATTTTTTATAAAATATATCATATAATGGTATTATGATTATTGACCAACCTATCTATAACGGTGACTTAATTCATAAGCGTTTCGCTTATCAGTTTTTTAAGAAACAAGTATCTCCTACAGGTGATATTGTAGCGTTTAGAGCTCCGATGTATGTGAGCGATAACCTAATTGACTTAGAGGATTCCCTTAGTAAGGATTTTATCTTTAGTGATGATGCAGTTAACTTCTGCTGGGAAATTCCAAACCTTTGCCCTGTAGGCGCTGTCGCCTTTCAAAGACTTTTTAATACTGCAATTGCTAATATTTTGTCGTTGTTTATTAAACATCCTATTGAGATGAAAGGCGATGATATTATGATTCATGATACCTTTATTGGAGGGTCAGATAAAAAGCAACATAAAATTGGTAAAGCTAGTGTTTCAATTACATATTCTAAAGAAGGTGTAGCGATTGGTCATACAGGTATTAATATTAATGCTGGTAATAAAGCCCCTGGATTTGCTTATAGTACAAGGCTGGATGATAACCAGATTGAGGAATTTATGTATCGTGTTATGGAGTACTTTAGAAGTGAAACGAAGGATATCTTTGTTGCTACTACAAAGATCTGCATGTAATGAGGTAGCTATAATTCACTCTTCCATATAAATATTTATATGGAAGAGTGTGGATATTACGGTTTTATATATTTGTGGGAGAATTATCATCCTGATGCTACAATATATAAAAAATATATAGGTCAGCATATAGGAAAAATAGATGACGGGTATACAGGTTCGGGTACAATATTTAAAAAATATTTTTATAGTGAAAAATACTATGGTTTCTGGCGCAGAACAATTTTAAAATATTGTAACACAAAACAAGAGTTAGATGAAGAAGAAATATTCTTTATAAATAAAGAAGACGCTGTTAATAGTAAATTGTTTTGTAATAGTAAAAGTGGCGGAACTGGTAAGAGTGGTATTTTAAGTGAGGATACTCGAAAAAAAATGTCAGATAAAAAGCAAGGGTATATTCCCTGGAACAAAGGTATACCCTGTAAACAAGAAACTAGAGACAAATTAAGTAATAGACTTAAAGGTCGAAAGGCATGGAATAAGGGTATAAAAGGTAGTACTCGTTCTATAGAAACTATATCAAAGACTTCGAGCTCGCTAGTAGAAACCTATAACAAAAAAAGAGTATTAAGAGAAAAAAAGGTTTTAGAATTTATAACTAAAAACGAAACTATAACATCTAAACAAGTGGGTGAAATAATAGATACGAGGTGTAAGAGGTCTTCCTTAAAAGTAATTTGGAGTTTAGTTAGTCAAAATAAAATTAAAAAAGTGTATAGAGGTTCGAGAAAAGTAGTATATACTCTGGTATGACATTTTTCGATATATTAAGAGTTCTCTTCTTCGTAAAGAAGAAAGAAGAAAAGTTGGATGCAGACGCTCTACAAGCGTTTACTCCATTCATGGTTAACAGATGGCTTTCGTTCTACGACAGATCGAAAGCTGTCTTTGTTAATGAAACGCTTAATAAGTTTGGCGGTCTTTTTGATGATAAGGAAAGTCAATATGAGTTGTATAATAACCTCATACCACGTTCTAGCTTTAAGAAAATAAACTATGTTAAAAAGCTTAAAGAAGATAAGACTGAAGATACTGATGTGGCTGTAATAGCAAAAAATAACATGTTATCTAAACGCGAAGTGTTAATGTATGTTGATTTACGTAATACACTAAGTAAATAATTGCATGGCTCAAGCAAATATTGATCAATTAACACCTACAAGAAGTCTTATTGACCTATCCTCTCACTCAAGTGGTGATTTTGGTCTCGAAGATTACGAACTAAATTTTATTTTTGATGATATTGTTCTTGTTGAATATATCGATACTACATCAGACGGAGAAGGTGTGATGAGAAATGGTATCTATGTACCATCAAACGCTCTCAATAAAGCGTGGCGTAAAGCGAAGGTAATTTTAACTGGCCCGCAAGTTAAATATACAAAGGTTGGAGATATCGTTATCTTCCCTAATAATCTAGGTGTTACTGTTTCAAATATTGATGTAACAAACTACGGTAAATTAAATGGCGCAGTATTTTTGAACGAAAGTAGAATTTTCGGTATTTGTAATCCTAAAAAAGATGGCAGTATCAGTACAGACGCTTAATAGTCTTCTTTTGAGAAATGTTTTGGATATTAGGTTCTTGAGAAGAAATCCAGTGCCTAATAAACCTTCAACGAGAAGAATGTTATGTACGAAGTCGTTCGAGCTTTTAAATTCTACAAACGGCAGAATAGTTTTAAACTATAGACCACCTACAAAAAATAAACAATTCAACGAAAGCCAAGAAAATGCATGTGTTGTATGGGATATTTTGATGCAGGATTATAGAGTAGTACCTGCTGAGACAGCGGTTATACTTGAAGAGATTCCAGCTAACGAAGAGTTCTGGAGTTATTTTAACAACAAGATATATACTCTTAGTACAGAACAAAAAATTCTGTTTATGGAATCATGAATATGGAACCTTATACAAAAATACTACAAGACTATCTACAGTCAAAAATTATTATTAAGTGTAATAATAAAGTGCTGAAGACAGGTAAACTAACCTTGTTTAATGTTAAACAGTACTTTATACGGTTTTATATTGAAACAGATAAAAAAACAACCAAAGTATTAGAATTACCGTATCCATTTTTGATGGGTAAAAACGACGATGGGTGGTGCACTCTTAATTATAAGCTTACATCTCTTTGCAACAATCATGCGTCAATGGTTAATACACTACGGACCATTAATAAAGCTAATACGAGTAAAATATACGATAATATTATCAATATTATACCTTTAAATTAAAAGGAACTCTGTTATCATTAGTAATAATGACAGGTATCTTAAGTAATTTTCCTCAAGGTTTTAACCCAAGCACTCAACAAGCAAAACTATTACGCAGTATAGAACAAGCGTTTGATGATGGGTATAAATTTGTAGTTTGTAGCGCACCTACTGGTTCAGGTAAATCTTTTATATCTAAAACTTTAGGTAATCAAGCTAGATCTTGTAGTGCAGATTACACTAACACTGTAGATAATTATAGTATCTTTAAGAGAACCCAAACAGGTGGTTATCAATACGAAGATATTGTAGATGAAGAAAAACCATTTGGGGCTTTTGCGTTAACAATTACAAAAGCATTGCAAGATCAGTATAAAACTCTGTTTACGGATACTGATGTATTGAAAGGTAAATCTAACTATCAATGCTCTTATGATGAGAATTATTCTGCAGATACTGCTCCTTGTCTACTAATTAAATCTCTAAAAGAGAGTTGCTGGGCTAAAAAATCATGTCCATACTACGAAGCCAGAAATAAAGCGATCGTATCTAATTTTGCAACACTTAATTATAATATGTTCTTTGCGCTGCCGTCGCATGTTAAGCATAAGCAATACATGATTTGTGATGAAGCTTCAGAACTTGAAGATCAAATTGTAAAAGAATTTTCATGTCAGCTTAATTTCGAACTGTTGAAGAAATCTGAAGTAATTATTAGACCGTTGCCGAGTGATACTGACTACGGTAAAGTAGGTAGATGGCTTAGTACGCTATTATCAGATATTGAAGAGCGTATTGAAGATTTGAAAGATATTGTGACTAAGACGGTAGAAACAAATCCTCTCTTAAATGATCGCAAGGCAGAACTAAGTATCTTATTGAATATTCAATCCAAGGTAAAAACTTTGATGGATACATGGTATGATAGCGAATATATTATCGAGCGTTTACAAACAGGTGTAAACTTCACGCCTTTGAAAGTAGATAAGCTTGCTAGTCGTATTTTTGATTATGCAGATAAAATTGTTTTGATGTCTGCAACCATTATTGATCCTGCTAATTTCTGTAAGACGCTTGGTATTACAAAGTTTAAATACCTTGAAGCAGATTCTACCTTTGATGCTAGTAAAGCTCCAATCTATGCTAATACAAAGATAAAACTTAATTACGCTAATTTACAGAATAACTTACCTAAAATTGCTAAACAAATAAAAGAAATTTGCAGTCATCATAAAGATGATAAGGGCATTATTCATACACAAACAAATGCTATTACTAAGTACTTGAAGGATAACTTAAAGGATAAGCGTGTTTTGTATCGCGAGCCTGGAGTTAGTAATGAAAATATTCTTGAAATGCATCAATCAAGTGAATTACCTACCGTGCTTGCATCTCCTTCTATGTCGCATGGTGTTGACTTGAAAGGTGATCTAGCGCGTTTTCAAATTATTATTAAAGCTCCGTATCTACCTACTACAGATAAGCGAGTCGAAAAAATGATGAAGGTTGATTCTAACTGGTACATTAATAAGATGTTGAGTGCATTGATTCAATCTTGTGGTCGTGGAGTTAGATCTCGTGAAGATTATTGTACTACGTATATTCTAGACGCTGCAATTATTGAAGCTATTATTAAGAATAAGCATAAGATTCCAAAATACTTCTTAGATAGATTTATGTAGATCTACATAACAGCTACAATGACTAAATATATATGTATATGAAAGATTATACATATTCGTTTGAAATAAAAGACATACTTACACAGTTTGTTGCTGCGTTTGACGATATAGTTATTAAGCGATATGATAAGAATAGAGTTGCAAAGGAAGAGATAAGTGTAAGATATGTTCTTGCACCTAAACAAAGAGTGATGTATGACAGTGTCAATAAAGCTAAAAACCTAACTATACCTGTAGTAGCTGTTAATTTAACTGGTATTAGTAGAGACACAACTCGTGTCTTTAACAAGCTCGACAGTCAATATAACAAGACAGGTGATTACGGCAAGACAACACTCTTAATGCCTGTACCTGTTAATATTGAAGTAAATGTATCTATAATTGCGAGATACTTACAAGATATGGATCAGATTCTTTCTAATTTTGTTCCGTACAATAATCCTTATATTATAATTTCCTGGAAAGAGCCTACTAAAGTAAATTCACAAGTAGTTGAAATAAGATCTGAAGTTTTGTGGTCAGGTAATATATCTATTACCGAGCCAACAGATATAGCTTCTTCTGAAAAATATAGAGTATCTGCTGATACATCCTTTACTATAAAGGGGTGGTTGTTTAGAAACACCAATGAAATGTCTAAACAAATTTACTTTATAGATAATAACTTTATCGCTACAAGAGGCGATATACTAATAACTGATACAAATTATCAGAGTTTATTTGAAGAATCTGACATAGTAGAAACTGTTAGTTTGTCTGCTATACCTACGCTTACAAACGCGTTCTATAATACATCAGGAGGGTTAGTAGAAATTAACTCAGACTTTACCCTTAATAAGACGATAAGTAGTTATAACTCTTATGTTCTATATGGAACAAATTTAAGCAGAACAGAAACAATACTTCTCAGTTCATCTTCTAATATTCCATTAACTACAAAATTTCCAACAATATCGTCTAAATATACTGGCCAAGTATCCGGGTTTGCATTATCTGCTTCACTATCTACTGTATTGAGTGCCAGGCTAATCACACCTGATTTATGTCACCTAAGCGCTCCAAGCCCAGCCATACCATAGGTTACTGAGCGAGTGCTGAGGGCCACTAGATACTGTATAGAAAGATCTACTTTTATAAAAACCAGCTCTATTATATTTATGAAAGATGGCATCATATGTCA